CATGGCATCCCCAGCGTTTGAGAAGCACAACGCCGCCACAGAGCGGGCGAGGATGTTCAAGGAGATGAACGCCTCGGCGGGGAGGCCAGCGGGTCGCGGTGTCACGAACCAGCCAGTGACGGTTGGTTCGGGCACCTCGGTGCGATCGGCGGCCATGAACGACCCCAAGCCCCTGTCCCCACAGGAGGTTGCAGAGCGGGACGCGAGGGCGAGACAGCTTGGCCTTCTGCCCGCCGAAGAGGGTGACGGTCCGTATGGTTCCCTCGCCGCGGCTCAGGCTGCGGCTGGTGATCTGCCGGTCGTGTCCGAGAAGGATGACGAACTCCAGATGACGGCCCGTGAGATGATCGCGTTGCAGGGAGCGCGCACCCAGTTCGGTGACCCGATCCCGGCAGCACCGGCTCACCTGCCCATCGTGCGTCTGCCTGACTTCCGCAAGGTCAGCGGCTTCGACTTCCATCGGAACGTGCTGTACATCGATGGGTTGGAGTTCTCGATTCCCGAGGAAGATGTCCGCGACATGAAGCGGTACGCTGTGGACCTCGCCCTCAACCACGTCGTCGCGCAACTGGCGGCAGCGTTGGTGGAGTTCGGTGTCCCGCAGGTGCTGGCTGACCAGATGAGTCAGGCGGTGCGTGAAGGAGCGAAGAATGGAGCAGGAGAGCCCACCACCGAAGCCGTGCAGGAAGTGCGGGAGTCTGGACATCCCTCCGTCGCAACTGGCGAGGCGGAACTACCTTTGCCGGGAGTGCCGGAAACACCATGATCGCGGACGGGGGCTTGAGTACTGGCGACAGGTGAACAACTCACCCTCCGCTACGATCCGGAATCTGAAGCGCCTCCGTGGTCTCTCCCACGACGACGCCGTCAAGTGGACTCCGATCCTCATGGACGAGGAGACGCGGTGTGCGATCTGCGGCATTCCCAACTACGTGCTGCGGAAGTACAACCGGGACGGCCCGTGGCCCCGCTTCCTTGGGAGGCGGCGTGCTGGACGACGTGTCCACCTCGATCACATCACACCCCATGTCAACGATGGCAACTACCGGCCTCTGTGCCCCGGCTGCAACGCGAAGCGTGGGGATGCGGTGTTCACGGACGAGGCGGTCCTGATCTGGGTACGCTCGATGTGGAAGTTCATTCTGCCCCTCCGATTCCTGTTCTGGCTGAACAAGACTCCCGGGGTGGGTGGACGGCTGTACCGGACCACGCGACTCGAACAGAAGCACAAGAAGTGGAAGCAGGGTAGGTCTCGCCCGTGAAGCGGCTCGTTCAGGGGCGACTCTCCGTTGGAACAACTCGATACATCTCAGAATGGACTCGATCCCGCTGAGTCGCCCCGCCTACCATGGAGGTCCCATGAAACCCTACATCTTTGGTTCCACGATGCGCCCGTACGTCTGTCGCGGGATCGCCATCCCGACGCACTACTTCACGGATCACTGGGGTGGCTTCCACGCCAGCATCGCGCATTCGGGTGACCTCGGTCGCCTGATGGTCGGCGCAACAATCTGGAACGCACACTGGCAATGGAGCATCACGCTTGAACTTCTGACCGTACGCATCGTCTTCGGATGGAGTGAACGCCTATGAGTGTAGCGCGAGGCCGCGTCGATGCACCGCTTCTCGTCACCATGATCTCCGAGCCCAGCGAGGGCATGGAGGCGTGGTTCTGGAAGGTCGTGCAGGACGAGTGCAAGATTCAGAAGACCGATGTCCGCATCGTGTACCTGATCGATGAGCCCCCCGCCAACAGCGGTGGCCGCCCGTCGAAGGCTCAGGTCCGGGCCGCATGGCCCCGCTTCTCGCAGGAGATCGCGGAGTCCCGCCCGAAGGTGGTGCTCGCGATGCAGGGCGACACTCTGTACCCGCTCACCGGCATCACGCAGACGATCCTTGACGCGCGTGGCTACGTGCTCGACAAGGACTTCTTCCACTCGGTCACGACCGAGCACTGGCAGAAGATCGGCGAGTACAAGACCAAGGGCAACGGCCACCAGAAGGGCGACCCCCGCTACGGATGGGTGAAGACGACCCTGATGGGCGGCCTCCTCGGCAACGGCTTCGAGGGCAAGGTGATTCCCACCTACGGCCTCGACCACATTCGGCTGGAGCAGTTCGCCGTCCGCCCCGCCTTCAAGGAGGACGTTCGCCGCTGCAAGCGGGCGATCGACGGCGGCCTGTACATGCTGGACGATCGGCTGGAGAAGGACGGCTTCTACACCGCCTTCCAGTGGAAGCGGTTCGGGCGCGACCGTCAGGTCCACCGTGTCGCCGACCTGACCGAGACGATCTGGGGCGACGTGATCGCCATCGACATCGAGACCCACGGCGTGGGCAACGAGGTGATCGACCTCGTCAGCTTCAGCGACGGCAAGACCACCGCCTCGCTGGAGTGGAGCAGCGACACACGCGACTACGTGCAGCACCTGTTCAACCTGCCCGGCCGGTACTTCGCCGTGCACAACAGCCCGTTCGACATCCCGCGCCTCGCGGCCAACGGGGTCAACATCTCCGACGACATCCTCGACCATCGGCTGGTGGATACGATGTTCGGGGCGGTCATCCTCCAGCCCGACCTCCACAAGTCGCTGGCGAGGGCGATCACGATCTACCACGACCTCAAGCCGTGGAAGGGCCAGCGTGGCTCGATGTGGGCGGAACTGAGCAAGGAAGACCCGGTCTTCTACTCGGCGAAGGATGCCTTCGTCACCGCGTGGCTCGCGATCAGCATCATCAAGGTCATGAAGGACCTCGGCTGCTGGAACCTGTTTATGGGTGAGGGCGGCCACCCCGGGCCGGGCGTGTGCTCGACGATCCGGGAACTGACGCAGATGAACCGCGACGGCATCCGGCTCGACAGGCCATACGCCGAGCGGTACGTCGGGCGGCTGGAGCGCAAGCAGTTGCGGCTGGAGCGCATCTGGGGGCAGCACTTCCCCGGGACGAACCCGGCCTCGACCCAGCAGCTTCAGGACCTGATGTACGGCGACTGGGGCCTGCCGATCCAGCGGACCAAGTCCAAGGAGGCGGGGGCCACGACCAACGAGCTTGCCCTCGTGCGGCTCCAGCACTACGTCGGCTCCGACTACGCCCGGAAGAACCACCCGGGTCCGTGGACGGAGGACACTCGTTGTACCCCGCGCTTCTTCGACCTCGTGTTGAAGCTGCGTGGCTGCTCCAAGACGATCAGCACGTACGTGCAACCCGCCGCGATGAACGAAGAGGCGTGGGTGCACCCGTCGTACATGCCGGTCTCGAAGGACGAAGAGCACGCCCCGAAGGAGACGGGCCTCGGGCTGGAGACGGCCAAGGGCACGACGTGCACCGGTCGGCTCGCGACCTACGGGCCGAACATCCAGAACCAGCCGAAGACGGTGCGCGGCCTGTACGTGCCGGACAGTGCCGACATGACGTTCATTCAGGCGGACTACAAGTCGGCCGAGTTGTTCGTGATGGCGTGGATGGCTGGCGACGACCGCCTGATGGAAGACCTGATGTCGGGCGACATGCACAGTCGCAACGCCGTCCGGTTCAACACCTCACGCAAGACCGCGAAGAACATCACGTACGCCGGTCAGTACCTCGCAGGTGCGGCCAAGGTGAGCGAGATGCTTCTGGAACAGGAGCACCAGTATGTGCCGGTGGAGGAGTGCAAGCGAATCCTCGCGGAGATCGCCAAGTACTACTACAAGACACACGCCTACAAGATGCACCTCGTTGCCCTGTGCGAGTCCAAGAAGTACATCCGGAATGCCTTTGGCCGCATTCGTTTCTTCCATGCAGGCAACGCTCCTGCGGCGGTGGACTTCATTCCCCAATCGACCGTGGCGGATGTCCTTTGGTGCGTTCTCAGCAAGGTCGCGAAGATGGCGCGGTCGTACGGGGGGCGCATGACGACCACCGTGCACGACAGTATCCTGATTCAGGTGCCGAGCCAGCACGCGAGGGCCGCAGCGGCAGAGATGAAGGCGATCATGGAGCAGAGGTTCGACATCGTGAAGCCGGGCTTCTACATCCCGGTCGAGGTCGAGATGGCTGCGTCGGGCGAGTCATGGGGCGACGTTGAGCCGCTGAAGCTGGTGGCTTGATGGGTCTCCGCAAGAAGTGGCGGTTGCCTGACATCGCCCGGCAGTTGTACGCGCCCCTCGGGGGCATGTTCGGGACGTTCTGGCTGGGGGACGTGCGGAAGGCAACGATCTCTTACAACAGTCGTCCCGTCCACATCACTGAGTTCACCGGCCACAAGCCGGGGGACACTGAGGTGACAACGACGCGAGTGGTGGAAGAGATCGTACCTTGGTTCAGTCAAGAAGAGATGCTCAACTTCTGGATCGACTACTGGCACAAGCACGAAGAGAGGATCATACCCATGGGTGACACAACGAGACCGCAGCAGGACCCGAAGCCGGGCAAGACCTCGGTGACGGACCTCGTGCTCGCGGACATCAACGAGCGCAGGGAGCAGGGGATCAAGAAGTACGGCACGGAACTGAAGACGCAGAACGGCCGCAAGGCCCTCGTGGACCTCTATCAGGAACTGCTCGACGCGGTGATGTACGTGCGGCAGCAGATCGAGGAGGAGCGCGAGATGAACACGATCGTGAGCGCCCAGATGAAGGAGGGTGGTTCGCTGGAGCAGATGGAACTGTTCTCGGAACCCACGGTGACCGTGGGTGCACCGTTGAACGTCGCGGGTCTGTACAGCCGCCCGGGCCGCTTCATCCCCGTCAACGGCCCCTCAGAGCCCGTGGAGAGCATCGCGCAGGAAGCGCACCGGCTCGTGTTGGGCGACCGGGGCAAGGCGTACGGCCACCCGATCTTCGACATGACGCGGAGTGCCGACATGCTCACCTCGCTCCTGCGGGACAAGCTGAAGCCGGGCGTCCGGCTGGAGGCCGAGGACATCGGGCAGGCGATGATCTGCGTGAAGCAGTCGCGCCACCGGAACGCCCCGAAGCGGGACAACATGACGGACACAGCGGGCTACGCGCTCACCCTCCAGATGATCAAGGAGTGGCGGGACGCGAACCCCGGGGTGGACCCGCGTGACCGCTTCTAACCTGTGCACGTCGTGTGATAAGCAGCCGCAGGAATGCGGCACCCGCTGCCTGTCGTGCTACATCAAGCGCAGGGCCGCCGAGACCCCTGTTCCCTTCGTCGCCCCACCGACACTTCGCTCGCGCAAGTGGTGGCAGGCCCATGAGGAACAGTTCATCGCGGTCCTGCGCGGCAGAGTGCGGGCGATTCAGGCGGGCCTCGAACCGGGGCCGAGTGAGGAACTGGTGGACCTGTTCTACCACGGGACGTTCACCCCGTGGCGGATCGGTCGCCGTCGAGTGGATGATGTACTACGGCGGATCGTCAGCGACGTTGACGAATACGCGAGGGGGCTCAGTGGCGAACACGCAAGTGACGATAGCGTCTCGTAAGATCGGCGGGACGTGGGAAGCTGTTCTGTTGACGGATGGTAAGTTCATGCGGGCCTTCCAAGGGCAGGTGGGACAGTCCCTCGGTGGTGTGGTCGGTGGTATCGTGGCCGAGTACATCTCGATCAACCGCAACGAGGGCACGGAGATCGCGCTGAACCTCTCGATCAGTGAACCCGATGCAGTCTGACCTTGAGCGGGACCTGATCCGCGACGAGGGCTACCGGTACGATGCGTACCCCGACAGTGAGGGCAACTGGACGATCGGTGTCGGGCACCTGATCGGTGGCGGGTCACCGCCCCGGATTCGGAGCCTGACCGACGACGAGATCGTTGCCTTCATGAAGTACGACATCTTCCTCGCGGAGCAGCGGTGCCGCAAGTACTTCCCGGTGTGGACGCTCATGGGCTCCGTGCGGCAGGACGCACTGATCAACATGAGCTTCAACCTCGGCGGCCGGTTCGGAGCCTTCACGAAGATGATCGCGGCGGTCAACGCGGCGATGAACACCCTCGCGAACGACGAGTACTGGCAGGCGGCAGGGCGTGAGATGATGGACAGCGTGTGGGCCAAGCAAGTCGGCCAGCGCGCGGTCCGGTTGCGGCACATGATCGAAGTCGGCGAAAGGATGGTGTGACATGGGTAGTGTGATGGGGCAGTTGATGCAGAACGCAGGAGCGGGCTACAACGCTGCGCTCGCCCTGATCTTCGCGGCCACCATGGTCTGGAAGCACAAGTAGTGCAGCGGACATGGGTGGTCATCGACACCGAGACCGGGGGGCTCGATCCGAACGAGCATTCGATTCTGTCCCTCGGCGCTGTGGTGTGGCGGGACGGCGGGATCGACGACGAGATTCTGATCAACATCCGCGAGGATGAGGTCGTGGCAACGGACGCCGCACTCAGGATCAACGGGATCGACCTTCGCGCCCACGAGGGCGACGATCCGATGCAGGCGGTGGAGCGCATCAAGGCGTTCCTCCTGAAGAACAACATCTTCAAGCAGGCGCACATGGCCGGGCACAACGTCGCGTCGTTCGACTACGGGTTCATGAAGCGCCTGTACCGTCTCGGCGGGGCTGACATCAACAAGACCTTCCACTACAGGATGCTCGACACGATGACCATGGCGCTCGCGCTCGATCAGGTGGGGCGTCTGCCCGGCCTGCGCGGCTACGGGCTCGACGGCCTGTGTCAGCGGTTCGGCATCCAGATCAGGAAGGCGGGGCCGGGCGTCCCTCACAACGCGCTCGAAGACGCGAGAGCCACGGCGAAGCTGATGTCGCGGCTGCTCGATATGGTTCGCAATCCGCATCTCGAAGTACCCAACCAACCGGAGGAGTAACATGGCAATCCAGACCAACAGTGTCGGCACGATCTACCTGATCGCTGTCCTCTACATCCCCACCGAGGCCGAGCGCATCAGCGGTGCGAAGAAGAGCGTGCTCGTGCAGCCGCAGTTCGTGCTGGCCGACGACGCTCAGGCGGCGAGCAACAAGGCGATCATGCTGGCGGCTGCGGGCGCGGCTGGCAACACGGCCCCGGACCCGGACCGCTGCGAGGTGCTCGTCACCAAGCCCTTTTGAGGCGGGGAAGAAGTGGCCCAAGTACGAGTGGTACTGGGAAGCGACTGGGCCACTGAAGCCACAACCCCCGGCCGAGGCACGGCAGATGGTCCCCGGAGGCACGGTCGCCCCGGTGAAGCAAGCACTACCCCAACCGGACGAGGGTGCTAGGAAGGCAACCCCGTACTCGATGGGTTGGCCGTCCAAGAGTGACAAGACGTTCGAGCAGTTGTTCGGCAACTTGAACCTCGGGAT